TGTAGGCCTCCGCCGCCGGATGCGAGAATCTCGGCCGCACCAGTAACACAAAGACGCGGGGCGAACCTTTGCGGCCCAGAAATTTTAACTGCGCCAGTAACCTGTAGAAAGGGAGACGAGCCGGTAAGCCACATTAAATCAGAGGAGCCGCTTATCTCTCGGCCAATTGGGGAATCATAACGGAACTGTACTGACATTTCCGGGCCATCTGCGACAGCTACAGCGCTGGCGGTAACTCCCGTTAGATTAGATCCATCGCCATAAAAAGTTGATGCTGATACATGAACAGAAGCTGATAAGGAACCCGAACCATCTGTAGTTAATAGAATATTCCCGCTGAGAAATCCGACATTGTTGAACTGGATGTCTTTATCTTCGCCGCTGGCAGCAGTGGCATCCGATCCACTCACAAAGGCCCAGCCTCGATTTACTATTGCCATTTAAATTATACTCCTACTTCTTAAATAGTATTATTAAAGTAAAAAGAGTGAGGTGTTCTGCAGAGTCCAGAGAAAGTTGTTAATATAATAAGGTACCCCATCAAGACGGCCGTGTTACGCTCCCTTTCACCCGAAATGTGCCTTGGCGGGCCCTGACACACTCAGCGCTGATTTGAAACTTGTGTTCTACTTGCCCAAAATAGTATCGCGTATCATTATATGTTTTTACAATTTCATAAAAAATGTCGCCATATTGAACAAAATCTCCAACGCGAACAAACAAATCCTGATCTTCAGTTAAACGACGTCGATGAAAATTAACTGTTAACTTGGTTTGGTATTCGTAACCATACTTTTCGTTCGTCTGTTCATTATCTACCACAATATAAGCATATACTCGGATAGGAGGAAGAGTTACTTTATCTATAGCCTCACCATAGGTGGTATTAAAATTTGTGTCTTCAATACTAATCGGGTAATAGGCCACGGTCTGGCCGATGACGCGCTCGGCCAACTCATCATTAACTTGTTTTACTAAGTCACGTTCCTTTTTCCCAAAAAACATAGGAGGAGGAGGCGCATCGGGTTGCTCCCACTTGTTTTTCGGATCGGCCATTAATGTAATCTCCCAATTAGGCGCCCTAGGGGCGCAATATTCTAAACCTAAATAGGATGTCTTCGGGGCTTTTATCTAAACAATTTTTTTCTGTTGTCTAGCTTAGTCTGAAGCTTTTGCCTCTCCCTGATTGCTTTCTTTCTTTTCATCTTCCTTTTAACGGACGGCTTAATGTGGTGGCTCGTGCGTGCACGGTAGGTTTCAACTACTTTAGCCTTTTTACATTTTTTAATAAACCTTCTTATTAATCGCTCCGATGTTTCGCCGCGTCGGAGGTCTACTCTCACGTTTGTTGCCACGGAGCGCCTATTTTCCCTCATCCAAGTGGCTCATGTGAGCATTCCAGGACTTGGTAACAGTTCCACTAAAAAGACTGCTTATGTCGACGCCCGGGTCTGTGGGGGATGCGTCAGATAAGGGGCGAGCTTGTTGTTGCGGTGTCTGCTGATTTGGAACTGGTGTGGTGCCTTCAAAAAGGTTCACCCCGTTAAATGACTCCTGGCCTATAGCNGCCATAAGCTGCTGTTTTTGTTCCTGCAAAGCCGGTGTTCTCTCGGTCNTGAAGGCGTTTTTACGCATGCGCTCTGTAGTGGGGTCAACGGGAGGGGCGCTGGTGACGGGGGCCGGATGTTGTGGTCCAGCTGTAATACTAACGCCCTTTACCACCTCTGTTATTATATTAGAGATAATACCCCCTTCTAATACTGATTCTTTAATGCACTCTTCTACTAGAGGCTTCATAATTTTTTTAAGATCTGACCTTTTCATTTTTCACCTGTTATTTCGTTCATTAATCCAATAATTTTGTTAGTTTTCTCAACTTGTTCATTCATCAGCTTCCCTTCGCTCAAGCCCATAAACGCATTGGGAGTAGATGGTTCCGAGACAATATCAAAACAAATGAGCTGAAAGTCGTCTTCTACGATGGTCTTGCCCATTCGTTCGGTGACCGAGCCCATTCCTCTTGAGGAAATTCCTGTTTTTACGCCGGACTCAACAAGGGCTTTAAGGATCTGGCCAGATGGGGTCTCAAGAACTTTAATCTTCCCCATCACAGATGGTCCATCCATCCACACTTCCGTCACCATATGTGACACATTAACTAAATTAATAATAGAAGAGTCGGGATGGTCCAACTCTCCTAGCGCACGCTTGTCTTCTACTAAGGCCTTATACTTGCCAACTTCGCGTTCCATGATGGCGTGAGGATATACGCGACCGTTGCCGTTCTGAACGTCTGCTTCCTGCAGTTTGCCAGTCAGCATCATTCCGCCGTTGCGTACAAAGGATTTCTCGGATTCCGTCAGTAAGTCCTGACAGACACCGCCTTCGCATAATTCATAGTATTCTCGGAGAAGTTGTGCCATTGTTTATTCTTCCCACCCTCGTTTGGGTGTCCCGAGCCCCATCGCGCTAAATGAATCAAAGGTGGAGCGCTCACCGGCTTTCTGTGCCGCAAGCTCTGCTGCTGCTTCGCCGCGGTGCCAGGCGCTGTCATCCGGCCGTTTATCCCTAATACCGCCGGCGGCGCGGACATCTCGAAGTAGCGCTTGAAGTTTCTCTGTGTCCTCGGGGCTCTGGTTTTGTCCCAAGAGGGACCGCAACGCCGCATCGATCTTCTTTGCATTTTGAGGAGTGACTTTTCCTCCATCGAGCATTGTTCGCACATGTGCAATCAGAGCCGGGGCGTCGCTGAGATTGTGCGGGAGGCCGGCGGCCTTCACATCGGCGCCCGACTCTTTAAGCTCTGACCTGAGCCGGCCGGCGTAATCCAGACCGGTGTCCTCTGGATCCAGGTATGGGTTATAGGGCTTGTTGGGGTTTATCTTGAGGGAATCGGCAGGGTCGCCCTCTTTAGTGCCTTTGTATTCCCCGCCGAGGAGTTGTCCCAAATCGGTGTAGTCATAGATCTCACCACTGGACTTTCTCAGCCCAGAGTCAGCGGGGAGAGCGGCGTCCATAGCTGCGCGGGTACCCTGATAAGCTGTTATACCAACGCCGGCGGCAGTTGCTGCAGGGCCCAAGGCGCTCCCTGCGGCGCGCGCTGCAGCCATCCGGCTCGCCTGTCTCTTGCCTGCCTGTTTGGTCGCCTGGAACATCCCTTTGTTCGCGGGATCTACAACCGGTCGGACGGCTTTCAGGCCTGGCGGGGCGGACTTCTTGGCTGCGGCTTCCTCGGCGGCGCGCTGGGCCGATATCCACCGCCGCGGTTTGCTGGGTTTCCATGGTCCCTTCACAACGTCGGCCTCATTTCTTATCTTCGCAAGCTCTTGAAGTCGGACGAGGCCTTTGCGGTGTTGTTTGGATTCGTCTAGCCTCGTTTGCTCGATCTCTTGCATTACCGGTTCACCAAATGGACCGTTTCCACTAAAACCACCATCGGGGGGGACCTCATCGGGGCCTCCCATGACCTGATCAATCGCGTCTCTTGCTGCAGCCATTCCCGCTGCAAACGCTTCTTCGGGGGAAAGCTCGCTGATGTCGTCAACATGAACTTCCGTGCCGGGGGCGCTAATGTCGATAGCTTCGCCATCCATTTCGCCGCACTCTTCAAGCGCCGAGCCGTCATCATTGCGATTTACCGTCTCGTCCAAGAAGTATCTCGGGTCAATTCTTTTTACGTTCTTTCTGCGTGCCATAATATTATTCTCCAGCAACGGCCAGCACTTTCACCAGATAGCGGGCGCCTTGGTTGTCGGCGTCATCAGGATGTAGTGTGGGGTTCCATTGTTTTGGTTCAATTTTTTCAAGGTTTACTTCACTTCCGCCATAGAAAGTCGATATCTGGAGGAGATCCCCGGGGAGGGGAGAACCCGAAGCGTCTCCCTCTTCAAGCACATCTCCGCGATACGCCGTCTCATGCAAGAAGTATCTTGGGTCAATTCTTTTTACATTTTTTCTGCGTGCCATTCTCTTTTTCCTATTTAACTCGCCGCGGAAGCGCGAGTTCAACTCGTTCCCGGATTTGGTCGGGATGAAGTCCGGAGCCCAGCGCGATGTCAACAGCGACGGCTAGATTCTTAACAGCCCATTGCCTCCCAGCCTCGCCCGGGCTATTAAGCGCGGTTTCCTCTGCTTCAGCCTCTTGCAGCGCTTCATCGACGCCGACGGAGTTTCCATCGCGGCGCGGGACTTCGTCTAGCCTCGTTTGCTCGATCTTTTTCGGCATCGGTATGTCGGGATCCCCGAGGCCGCCTCGGGGATCCGGGCCGTCGGGTGTCCATCGGGTTCCGTCGAAATTCAGAGGTACTTCCTCACCCGTCTCAGCGTCGACGAGCTCGCGGTCGATAGTATCAGGGATGCTGTCGGAGTCGGCATCAGGGACGCGGTGCCAAGGAGGAAGTTCGCTCCTAGGAACACGCCGAGCGAGGTCGTCAGGAAGTTCCAGAGTACCCGGAGCACGCACCAAGTCCGACCGCGAGCGAACGGTTCGATTGGATCCCCAGGTCGGGCCTTCTTCAAGCACCGAACCGTCATCATTACGATTTACCGTCTCGTTCAAGAAGTATCTTGGGTCTATTCTTTTTACATTTTTTCTGCGTGCCATTATCTTATTCCTTTAAAGTAGTCAACTGCCTGAGCAGCAACGTCGAACTGGTTGAATCATCCATTTTTTCATGATTGCTCACCTCCTTTATGGACCACACGGATCCCGTAATCTTCTACCAACATACTCAAGAAGTATGATGTGCCAGCACTAATACAGCCGCACATAAATGCTGTCATGGGCTGATTGCTAAAACTAAATAGTTCTGTATATGGACTTATGCCCCATAGAAACACGCCAACCCAAAATCCCATGCACAAGTGGCAGTGGAATAGGCGACCGAAGCCACCCCAGGAAGCACACTCTGGGCGTATCTTATTAAAGATGTGTCCGTGAACAATGATAAATGTCATACCGTAAGCGGCAAGTATAAAATGTAGGAGCTCCATTAATTCTTCTTTCTATTTTAAAGTTCGTGACCGTCCGGGTCTACTCCGCCGAGATCAAACTCTCTCTTCGCGCGGCTCAACTCTTGTTCGTTGGCGAAAAGTACTAGTATTACTGAGTGCGCATTCAAGGAGTGCTCGTCGCTGATTTTTTTCAGTTCGGCAGTGGTCGCGGGGTCCAGCTGATCTATCACAGCTTTAAGCCCTTCTGTATTTTGGCCCGGGATGTTACTAATCCTGACGTCACTGCGGCCTTGGAAGGCGTCGTAGAGCACTTGCTCCACCGCGGTGAATATATCGGCTCTGGCTTCCGGAGACATCTGACTCAAAAAATAGTCGCCATCCACATCAGAGAGGCGGGCCGGGCGCGCGCCCTCTTTCAAAAATCTCTTCCAGCTTTCCATTATAAGTTTCATTAGTATCGGTTCCTTAGTGGGTAGTAGTAGTAGCCCGGGCGCATCGATCCTTTCTCTCCATAGTGCGGTACTTCGCCGTACTCTGTGGAATCACGCTGGTTGGGGTGGGTATAAAGGTCTTCGAGTTCTTTCTCGTATTTATCCGCGATCTGTTCGTGCTGTGCTTCAGAGTCTATAAACTCAGATATAATATATACTGCAGCTTGAAGGGAGTTAACCTCGTCGTTACTAAAAACTTCAGCCTCTAGGGATCTAAAAAGGTTTCCTCCCTGGATGGATGATCTGTCGACTACGCCACGATCGGCGAGGAGCTCTAAGAGGCGGTTTTGATAATCATATACGTCCTCAGTAGCTACACTCTTAGGGAAACAACTAATCTTCATTGACGAGGGTACCACTGCAATATCAATCTTCTTGTGATCCATAATCAACAATGAGCCGTCCAAGGCCCGGCGCGCGCGGAGTTCTACTGTCGCTTCAGGGCCGCCAATATTAATATTAATCATTAACTTGTTAACTCCTTAATGAGTTCTTGAGTTTTCAAAACTTTATTCAAATCATCCGGCTTAAATTCTCTACGACGGAATTGTTCTAAATAGGCCTCGACGCCACTAATCTTTTCAATTATTAAAGACTCGGATGAAGCCTCTTTAGCAGTATGCAGTGCGCTCTTTAGTCTGTGAAGTTCCTCATTTAGGTAAACACGAAGCTCCAGTCCGTCGTCGGCAAAACTAGTGATGTATCTATTTAATAAATCTTTTTGCTCCATTAACAGAGTTTCATATTTATTATTAAACTTCTCAATAAATGACCTATAAGTTAAGCTATCGATTGGCTCTAGCTCCGAGGGAGAGGGGGACTGTGTTTTATCCGACATGCGGTCAACGAGGGCTTGCTCGAACAAAACCTTTCGTTTCACCGAGGCTTTTTGTCCAAAAATGGAATTAACAGATGCAAGAGATTTAAAATTTGGAACAAAGGCCGACCAGGTGTCGGGCCCTAGTCTTTTGTTTATAGATTTTATAATTCTTGATTGAGCATCAAAAAGTTCCGAGCCGTCAATTCTTGTGTGAGCTAGCTTCGTTTCGTTTAATATTCTCTCAGCAAGTTCTTTGCAAACATTGTGCGTCTCAAGAAGTGAGCGATAAAGATCCAATTCTGCGGCCAAGGGGCTGTCCTTATAGAAGTGCTCTTTTAAAATTAAAACTACAACATCTTTCTTTTTAATGTCTTTATCAACAATTGCTTTTGTCAGCGTTCTAACAAGAGCCTCATATATAAAGGCAGTGTTTCTCTTCTTGTTATGTTTCATCTTTTTCTACCTCTCTTTTCTGCATCTGCTCCACTAATCTCCTGACCTTTGTGGTATTTTCGAATAAAGCTATTTCGCTTTTGTTATAAATAGGCTCTTGCTCCTCTTCTAGACCCACCAGTGCACGGAAGTCTTGTATTCCCAGTTCTCCCTGGCGGACAGTTCGGCTTGTATTTCGTGTGGACTCCGGTACTGCAAGATTACGATTGGCGCGTCGAGAAGGTCCCGTATGGAACTTCTTTCGTGCATCATTGTGGCCATCTTTTCTTTTATATTTTCTACTATTCTTATAATGACTGACGCTATCTTCTTCGTCGACGCGACCGGGGGCTGTAAGGAGGGGGCTCTCCTCTTCGCCGGCGCCGCCATCTGCGCCCACATCAAGCTCTTCGGCTCCGGGTTCGGCGCCCGCGGCTCCCTCGTCGCCCAGACCTAGGTCATCGCCGCCTAGGCCTAAATCCCCACCTCCGCCCATGGCTGGGTCTTCGAGTAAATCAGCCTCGACGAGGCCTTCGAGGGCCTGTTGATATTTGCGGTCATAAAAGGTCTCTCTCTGGTTTCGCAAGAATTCAGAATCAGAAAGTCCTAAAATATTCTGCGCGACCCAACGCTTGCTGTAAGTCCCCTCTGGGACCGCGGTGGCGGTTTCGAACTTCGTGCGCATATATTCTAACTGCTGCAACTCCGCCAATCTAGATGGATTGTTTAAACTTATCTTAAATGAAAGAAGGTCGGTCCCCCGGAAACCTAAAGTATACAAATGTACAATCGCCATTTTTTCAAGCTCCGATACTAATGATCTTTGCAGGCGATGAATTGTTCTGGCAAAGCGAATATCTTTCTGAGCTAGGGTGGTCTTATCTTCGTCGGCACCTTCGAGATTAGTAAGATATGCTTGTGGGATTTTAAGCGCGGCGAACAATTTGTCACGAAGATATTTAACGTCATCGATATCATTGAGGCTTGATGCACCCTGCAAAGATTTAATGTCGGAGCCGACACCTCCGCGCATTGGAATGAAGTAATCCTCTTCTAATGAGAGAGGGTTGTAGCGCAGATCAACGCGACCAGTGTTAGCATCAACAAGCTGGTTGCGCTTCATTTCAGTCTTAACTTTCTCCATGTATTGGGCCACGTCCTGAGGGGGGATATTTCCCACGTCAATTTGAAAGATCCGGCGCTCTGGCGCGCGAACAACACGATAGGCAATCATGGCATCTTCAAGCAACACAAGCTGTCGCCAGATCCGTCGGCCCGGGTCGAGTACTGATGTACCATATGGAGAGTAGCGATCGTTGCCAAGAATGCGGAAGTGCGCGATCTGCCAGTTCTCGAAGGTCATGCCCGCGCTATTCCACTGATACTGAACATAGTTAGGGTTGGACTTATCCTGACCCTCTAGTCTCTCTACCTCATTCTTGGGCATGCCGATAACTGATGTTATTCCAATTGTGTCGTCGATATCTAGATACAAAAAGAAGTCTCCGTATTTGCACATGGAGCGCGCCCAGCCGAAACAATTGAATTCTATATTTAAAACATCATAAAAAAGAGCTTCTATGATAGTTTTAATCTCATGATTCTTACAATCAATATTCAAAAGACGATCATACTCATTAGAGGTTGTCATTTCGTCTGCATATATGTCTAACGCCGTGGCGATCTCAGGCATATACTCCATCTGTTCGAAGTCAATGTAACGTTCGGCCCTGTTCTGATTTCGGAATGCCGCGGATGTGAATAGGTTATAGTTCTGCGACATGTTAGAATCATGTCTCTTGAATTCCTGGCCACTAAGCGACCTAAATCGGGACCTGTACTTCTCTAGATCATTGCGGCGCTCTTGGCGCGCTACTTGATCTCTATAGTTTACAATTGGCCCAGATAAAAGTCTTGTGAGCCTCTTAAAAAGCGGTGAATTTGGATTGCGAGTATTCTTTTCGTTGTTGTTTGCCATTTTTAGCCCTTAATTAACGCAAGATATTTTTCATTAAAACTTTTCCCTTCAAAGCTTCGCTGATTTTCTTTTGTTATCTTGTGTCCTGTCATTCCTGGTATTGTTGTTGAGATATCTGTTTTGGAAGTTGTAATAGCTGATATAAACTCTTTGCTATATTCTATTCCTTTTTGACTTTCTACAATCACTGTATCCCTCACCCAGCATCCTATTGCAAACGACATCACTAGATCGTCGTTATAGCTTCTCATCGCCTGCGGTCTTCCTGAATGCCAAATGAACGTTTTCATTTCGGAAAGCAAACGACTAGAGTTAATCTTAATTAGTTTGTTTCTCATAAACTCTTCCATTTTGGCCACGATAAGAGGTCGCGTTTTGGAGGAAGTGGTAAACCCGGGAACCACATTTGATTGCCATTGGGCTGTAACGGGATCAATGTATTGGTGATCTCCCTTTCTAGAATGGTATAAGTTAGAATACTCTTTATCAATGAGTTTTTTAAGTACTGCATATCCAATATTGTTGTTTTCTATAACCAACATAGGATTTCCATACTCTCCGGCGACGCCATAAAGTATGTCCGCAAACTCATCGGGAGTGGGTTTCCCAACGTACTCTCCCACCACTTCCATCGTTTCCAATTCAATAATATGAAATGCGCTATTGTCTTTACCGTCTCCGCGAGCTACATCCGCCACAATCAAATATGGCTTTTCGGGATCATATTGTTTCCAAATCCAGTAGTTGCGATCAAACCCGGTGCGATAGATCGGCGCTGTGGTTTTTTCCAGGTACCACTGAATGTCGTCCGGGTGTATTACTGTCTCGCCAGAAACATTAAAGTTGCATTCCAACTCCTGCGCAATCTGGCGCTTAGACATGTTCCTGGTTTCTTTCTCAAACCACTTCTTGTCTCTATCCGGGTGAACGTCCCACATCAGAGTTGTCATATAGAAATCGTTTGTTCCAGTCTCTGCTTCGACACAATTCTGGTGGAACCAGTTTCCCACGCCGTTAGGAGTTGAGAGCGCAATGCACCGACCACCAGTTGACAGGGTAGGGTAGAGAGCGGTCCAGAGTTCCGACAACTTCTCAACGTGGGCGGCCTCATCAACCACCAGCAGCGACAAAGCCTCAGAACGACCAGCATCGCCAGATGTGGATGAACCTTTAATTTGCGAACCGTTGGAAAGCTCAAATGAAGTACGGTTGTCGACTTCAATATCTGAAATGCGCATCCAGGCCGGGAGGTTCTTAATGATGGCTTTAACTTTTTTAACGAGATTGGTAGCAGTCTGCAGTTTGGTTGCGACCACAAGAATGTTTTTATCGCGGTGGAACAGCATAAGCCACGCAATGTAGGCGGCCGTAATGGTGGAGATGCCTAGTTGGCGCGCCTTGAGAATTATATTAAATCGATAATCATTAAAATCTCTCAGCAAATCTTGCTGATAGTCGTATGCTTTAAAAGGAATTAGCCCCCTTTGGGGGTGAGAGATGCGGCAGTATCCGGTGGTAAAATAAACCGGGTCTTTGCCCGCTTTAACTATCTCCCTAAGAATCTCTTTCTTTGTTAGAGCGTTCCCCATAACATTACTTATTTACCTTTGCGAGTATCGTTCTTCGGACGTCCTTTGGGGCCCAAGGCTATCCACTTCTTGACCGCATCGTTGAGGCGGTCCTTGTCGGTCCCACTGTTGACATCGATAACGTCAGTAAGGCCGCCAATTCGATAATCACAATGAGCTTGAACATCCGTACGATAGTTGGACATTCTCTGGACCAGGATGTGGTGTTCACCCTCCAATTTTAAAGTTAAAGTATTTCCGGTAATGCTCTTATATTCTTTCTTTAGAAACTTGACTATCTCTTTTAACTTAGACACGACGTCGTTCTCGAAGCCGGGAGACTGGACGTCCGTGATGCGGGTCTCGGCCTGATATTTGATTCGAAGAAGTGGCCCATGGAAGGAAACCCTAAATCCATCCATAACTCGGCGATCATTAATATAATGACCCTCTTCTCTTTTAAGTCCAATGTTGCGTGCTTTGCCGTCAGCCTGAAGGCTTTCTTCATGCGCGCCGTCCCAGGCGCCATTTGCGGCCGCCTGATTAATCCCTTGAATTATTTCGTATACTGATGCCATGTTATTGTTCCTTTTTCGGTCTCCACCCTGCTGCCCACCTCTCTTCTCTTCCGTCGACGTATTGTATATAACATTCGAAGCAGGCTTCAAATTTATTCATATACAAGTCATCCCGCGGATGAAAAGAATATTTAACACAAACAGGACATGTCCTATTATGGTCTCTAGTAAGTAGTTTTTTGTTTATTAAAAATCCGTCTTGTTCTACTTTGTCTTGAGT